TTTGCTCCTCGTGTGCAACCTGTAAAAGTATTAGTGCTAATACCTGTATATGTTATTTGTTCATTTTCTATAAAAATAGTTCCTGCAGAGTCAAACCCTGTGGAACTTGCTACGTCTATTTCTGTTTCTGTTGCGTCTAAGTCTTCAGCTAATGTGGTGCTAACTATTTCATCTTCTTGTTCTACAAATCTATCTATATATTCATTATACTGAAGAATAGCTAAACTTGTTCCACCGCTATTTACATTATCATCTTTTACTATTCTAAATGTGTTGTAGTCTACATGTTTTGCATCAGTAGGTATTGAGTATCTAACTGAACCGGGAACAAGTGTTTCTGTTTTTGCAGAGTGATTAAAAGGATAATTAAACTCTCTTTGATTAATAAATCTTATAGACTCATTTACAGCGTTTTGTGCTTGTACTTGAATACCTCTAGCATTACTAAAATTAGACGATGTCAATTGAACTTCATTTAATCTTGCTAATACACTATTTGTTAATGCTATGAAGGTTGCCATTATAAATCCCTAAAATAAAGTGGAGCAAGTTGCCCTGCTCCACCTAAACTATTTAAGCAAGTGTATCTCTATCCACTTCATTAGCTTCCATCTCACCGATGTCACTAACATCCATTAGCACAGCGTATACTCTGAGTTCTCCTGCAGTAAATGAAGCTCCACTTCCTGCTAAAGTTACATCCAAAGTATCGTCTGAAGTAATTACGATATCACCTGCAACGGTTGCACTAGGAGCATAAGCACCATCAGAAGCACCGTCAATATCAAATGCAGCAACATACTCATTGTCATCAACAGCAGTACCAAGAATGGCTGTTGCGTCAGTGCCAGAGTTCATAGTTGCACTTGAAGTGACCTGTAAACCTGCAGCAATGATTTTGGTATTTGCAGGTACAGTGAGACACTGAACTACATCTCCCGGAGCAATGCTGTTTGCTGTTAGGTCAACTATTTGTTGCACGTAATAAGGTTGTCTACCTCGTGCGGAAGAACCATGCGTATTTGCTAGAGTAGCAGTAATTGTAGCCATAATGTCCTCCCTTATACTAAGTTATACCGAGCATTAACGAGAGCTTCAGGTCTCAAGATTTTTCTACCATAGAGGTGCATACCTCTAACGATATCAGCAAATGAGTCTGGGTCTCGGTAAGTTTCGGTTTTGTTTATTTGTTCAGCAGTAGCGACTGCGGAGTCGTGTCCTGCAACAATTATTCCAAAGTTGGAAGAGTTAGTACCACCAGTAGTGCCGGGGCCTGTTCCAACGGAAGGTAGATTGTTAGATGAAAATACACGGAATCCATGTAGATTACCTATAACTTCACCACTCCTAATTCCACCAGATTGTCCAAAGTCCTGATTGAATAGTCGAGAATCCTCGTCCTTCAATACTTCCATGAACACAGGGTCTACAACTAACCACCTACCTTGTGAGTCAACATTTTGTTGGTCAAGTAGTCTAGCCATTCTAGCAATGACTGTTAATGGAAAAGTTGTACCAGCGGCAGGTGTTAAGTCAGTTGCTCCCGGACCTCTAGGCTGAAGTCCAATAGAGTTACTTGCAGAACCTGCTGAACCTGAACCATCTGTAAAGTCAGAAGCATCTAACTTCATAGAGGTAAGAAGTTCATCAGAACCTGCTGTTGAAACTGCCTTTGCACCATTTACTGTTGTGTTAGCTGTATCAGCAGCACCGTGTAGTGCAGACTGTTTAAAACCACATAGATATCCAAGAACGTCTTGGTCATATTGGTCAGCTAGTCGATACGCTGCTCTATCACTTGCAAGCTGTTGAAAGTTTACATGTGAATGAGCTTCCTCAATGTCATCAACCTTAAATGCAAAGTAATTAGCTTTGTCAATAGTAAGGTTGAAGTCCTCATCGTCAAGGTCCTGTGGTGTGATAGTTGTACCACGAGCATATTCCTTAACGGTTATTTCAGGCTCTTTGATAATTTTAACAGTATCGCCCATATTTGCAATCTCTCCAAAATAGTCAGAGTTAGTGATTGCTTCAGCAACAGCACTCTTGCGAAAAGCAAGCTGTACCTGTTTGCTGTAAATAATTGGCGAAAAGTTACCGTTAGGAAGATTACCGTAGCCTGCAGCACTTGTAAATGCCATAGTCTCGTCTCCTTATAGTTAAGTTTCAATTTAAACAGATACAAACTTAGTAGACTAATCAGAGGCCGATTCGCTATGGGTGCGTATTCATTCGGTTGGCCAACCAAAATTTCAACGGGCCATGCTCGTCAGGTATTCCGTAAGACTGCTTGTTTGCGATAAGTATGTAATTATTGCGCTTATAACCACACACTTGTTACATATAGTTATATTTAGCTACAACTATTTGTCAACACTTTTTTTACATTACCGAGCAGAACCCGATACATCGTAAATAAATTTGCCAGACCGTATGGCTTCCATAATAGAGTCTGACTTTCTTTCATATTCTTTAGCAGACATTTTTTGTACATCAGATTCTTTTATGTAAGAGGATGCTTCATCTGTCTGTGGTACTTGTCGTGTTTTCGTATCCACAGCTTGAGCAGCACTTTTATTCGTTTTTTTAACTTTCTTCTCACTTGATATACCTTTATCCACTTTATACAAATCAATAGCTCTAGCAGCAGACTTTGCATCATTATCATTGTCATAGAGAGCTTTCTGAACCCATTGTGGTTGTTGTTCAGCCCACTCGTGAAAATCATCACTATCTCTAATAGAATCAAAGTCAGGGTGTAGATGCATTAGCTCTACCTCTGCTTTCTCTTTTTGTGCTGTTGATTGCATGTCATCAATAGCTTTTAGTTTTTGTTCAAGAGCTTCAGATTGCTCTTTTGCTTTTTTTATAGCTATTGTTTCAACAATACCTGCTACATCAGGGTACTCTTTAATCCATGCATCTAAATCTTCATCAGACTTAGGTAACTTCATTTCCTTCTTAGTTGCGGCTGAGAGTTGCTCTTTTAGTTTGTCAATCTCACTTTGGAAATGTTTTTCTTTTTCTTGTGCATGTCTGCGTAAATCGCCATAGCGTTTTTTAAATGTACGCTCCTCTGCACTTTCAGGTTCTTTTTCTTCTGGTTCAGTAGGTTTTGGTTCGGCTTCTACCTTCTGCTCCTCTAACATTTGTTTTAGCTCTTCCTCATCTTTTTGGATTTTATCCTCACGAGAATATGGTTTAGAAACAAATGATACTTTTTTAGTCGGTTGCACTTCGGCTGATACTACTGTATCGTTCATATTTTACTCCTTACTAGGGCCACCGTAGCCATGTGGGGGGATGGGTAGCTAGTTATTTGACAAACTTTACCGTGTTGCCAATCCACGTTTTTTTACAGAACCAGTAGGTTTGCGTAAGTTTATTTGCGATACTAGGTCTGCTCCTAACACTTTTGCTAATACTCTGCCTTGTTCTGTACCCATCAAAGAACGAATAACATTTTTATCGTCCTCTGATAATAACAAATATCTTTCTCTAATTTGACTGAAAAGTTCTTCCATGTCCTATTATCCTTTTAAATAAACCTATTGGATAGACACCTAAAGATATGAGAATCATACCATACAATCCTTTTGGTGTCAACTTCTTTTTTATAATTAATTGATATACAGATTTTACAACAGATGCTGACCAATCTGACTTAGCTACAAATGTATCTGCAATGTATTTACCCCATACATCATAACCATCTTGCCATATCTGTGATTGTTTTCTATGCCAACGCCTAAGTTCTTTTACCTCTGATATGGTCATACCCTTACGTTTATAAGAAGCTGTGCAACAGTGAGTGCCATCGCCGCCACCAACTGAAGGCTCAGAATAGTCGCTACCGCTTGTATCATTACTACTGTCATTATCATTATTAACATTCATATTTCTTTCGGCTCTTTGCGCGTTACTTCTGGCTACTCTCTCGTCCATTGCAGCGGCTCTTCGCATTTCATCTGCTTCTTTTCTTTGTCTTTCTTCTCTAGCAGAATTACTTTCACCTATTTGAATATTCATATTTCGTGTAGGGTCATTCTCAATCCTCATACGTGTCATCTCTACACTGCTACGAGGATTCTTTGCTTCTTCTGCTTTTAATTTTTCTTGAAAGTCTCTATCTTTATCTGCTTGAACTTTTGCTACTTCAGGTTTATATGTTACAGTTTTTGCACTTGCAATATCTTTAGCAAGGTCTGGGTCATCCACACCTTTCATATTAAATAAAGTTTTTTGTGGTGCTAAATCAACTGTATTACGTAATACATTAAATTCATCGGCACTTGCATATCTGCCTTCATTTAATCTTTTTGCTGCATTAGCTCTTATGGCAGTATCACCTGTTAACATACCACCAAATAATCTAGATGCACTAGCATCTACAATATCTCCAGCTTTTCCTGTTATTCCCGATGATGGGTCTAACGGAAATGTTTTACCAGACTGTGTTATCATATTTTGACCTAGCGTTGATGTGATAGGTGCAGTGCTAGGTGACATATCTCCTGCAGCATAGTTTACACCCATACTTCCTGCAGGACTTCTTCTTGCTAAATAATCTCTGTAGTCACCAACTTGATAAGTAGTCGGTGATTTAGGTGTATCCATTATTGTAGGCATCGCTACATCTCTGCTTGCCGTTACACTTGATGAACCACCACTATCAGAAACACTAGGTGAAGAAACAGCTGCAGTAGTTTGCGTGGTTACTTCTTCTTTATCAGCAGGTGCTTCGCCTTTAGCTTTAAATCCCGGTGGTGGTGGATACAAAGGTTTGCCATCTACACTTGGTATAACAACAGTTTGTCCATCCTCATTTACAAACTCCATCGGAACAGACTGTCCGGGAACAGTGCCTGCAGTTGGCATTAAATCAGTAAAAGTTAATTTAGGTTGTTCAACAGTAGGTAATCTAGGAGCTGGGTTTATAACCATTGGCTGTTGCACAGCAGCAGGTTCTGCAAAGCCACCAACATTAAACTCTAAACCATCATCCTCTATTTCTAAATCATCAAAGTTAAATGGTATATCATCTGGAACTATAGCTTCTTCAGAGTTGCCCATCTGACCCATAGCTTCCATAAGTTTAAGACCTTGCTTTGCCTTTTGTCTCATTTTCATAAGAGTATCAAGACCATAGTATCGTACTACGTCAGCAGGAAAAACAAACTCACCTTCACTTAGTTGTGCGGGTATATCATCTCGTACTTCTTTTTTGAGAGAACCAATGGGAACATCATTACCTGATATGGGGTCTTTGCTACCACCTTCATCTTTTAATCCCCCTTCATTAAAGAGTTCCATCTGTTGTCCCATCATAGCACGCTCCTATAAACTGTTTATATTTTCCCTAAGTTTCCTTAGTTGTTTAAGTATAGTAATTGCACCTTGCGCCCTATGAAGCATAATTAAATCACTTGTCTGTTCCATTACAGCATGATTCTGTGCAATTAAGTATGTTAAATAGTTACTGAAGTTGTCCCATTGGTCCTTGTTGTTGACCAGCGGCTTCAGCTTGTTGATTAGTTCCTCTCGTGGGTTGTTGCTCATTTCCTGTAAATCCTTGCTCTTGTGGTAAAGGAACTTGTCCTGTACCTATAGTTCCACCACCTGCTCCTGTTGGGTCATTGGGGTCTGCTCCAGCCATAGGAGGTGTTTGCTGTGGCTGTTGCTGTCGCTGAAACTCTTTAAGCATTTCTGCTTGTAATGCTGCTTCGCTCATATTGTTTGTCACTTTGTCTGGGTCAAGGTCTAGTGACTTGGCAATTTCTCGTATGACATATTGAAACTTTGCAAATGGTGCTAGAGCTGGGTTACTTGCTACACCTAAGAATTGCATAAGTCTTTGACTACGCACTTCGTTTGCCATTAAGCTTTCTGTACCACGAGCTTTTACTTCTAAGTCTCCTTTTATTTCAGGGTCAAAGTCAAACTGCATATTAAATCTAAACAAACCTTCACCTAATGGTCTAAGTAAATAGTCATCTACATTTTTAATTACAGTTTTTATGCTACCACTCGCAGCGTTCATTAACATTGATATACCACTTGCTGTTCGTCCAACACCACTTACTCCTGTTTGTCCATGAGCAAATGATGGCATACCTGTACT